CCTTTCACGAATAATTCATGGCAAAAATCACATTCCCGATCAGTCATAATATATTATATCAGTAGTTACATTTAAATTTTAATTAGTCTAAGAGGGCTACCGTTTGTTTCGGAGTGTTTCGGGTAATCCCTGACGACTAACTAATATGTATACGCCACGTAATATAAACTTACCTAATCACCTTTTTGCTTCGCAAAAACATATGTTATACATCTGTTTCGTTATCGTTATCGTCATCTTCTTCTGCATCTGCTAGTTCTCCCTTGATATGTTTTATCTTATCTTCGCAGAGGAATGATAGTTTCCAAAATGTTTTCTTATCCTGCATGTCCAGTAGGTCTGGTTTGTTACCGAAACATAACTCGAACCACTTTATCACTGTTTTATAATCTATTAATTCAAAATCTACCATAGGTTAATTAATACTTTATACTTTAAATACTTTAATAAAATAACAAACTTTATATTGGGATATATATTATACAATATATGACCAAGGACAATGAGGCTATAAGGGAGAATATTCCCGTTGTGCTAGCCACAAAAGAAAAAGTAGTCAAAAAGTGTTCTTGTTCTGAATCTACAGGCAGAGATATAAAATGTGTTGATCATGGCGACCGTGATAAGATTGGTTGCTAGATTTTTAAAAATTTAACATACATAACGTCAAAATTACAAATACCTAACAAAGTTTATTAACCATTAATTATATCAGTACTTATGGGTATACGTGCTAGAATAAGTAGTATTAGAAAATCACTTACTCCAGTGAATAAAGGTTATACTGAAGCTACAACAAGACCATCAGTTGCCCAGCCATACATGGCTACCGACACAGGTGCCAAACTACCAATTTTTCCATTCCCTCTCATAATGATTTATGAACTGGCTGATAACATTGATGCTTTACGTATTCCTATTGAGACCTTGAACAGAGAGATGTTCAAGAACGGATGGGAGATCAAACAACGATTTAAATACAAATGTAATAACTGTTCTAAAGAATTTCAATATGCTCCTAATATTACAGTAGAGGGAGAGAAGCCAAATACAAAGACTGCTGCAAAAGTACAATGTGATTCCTGTCAAAGTTATGATTTAAGAATACCTGTACCTGAACACCGTAAAGTATTGGAAGATTTAATTAACAATCCAGTTAATGGAAACTCCCAAAACTTGGAAGACGTTGCTAGACAATTAGAAAGAGACTTGGAGATTGCAGATAATGCTTACTTGCTTATGCTAAAGAATTATTATATTGATGATGTTACTGGTGAAATTGATCAGGCAAAAACTGAGATTAAAGAACTGTTAAGAATAGACCCACCTCAGGTAGCCATGATTGCTGACTCTGATGGTAGAATTGGTTATGATGACAAGAGACAGAAAATATATGTTTGTCCTAGATTTGAGCATAGAGAAACAAGATTATACAGTGACAGATGTGATAAATGTAACGCAAAGGCATTGAAAGGGATACTTGAAGTTAACTCTGTTTATTCAATAGGTGTACCACATCCTAAACGTGTAATTTATGCCGAGGGTGAAGTTATATGGAAAGCAGGAAAATACAAACCATCATTAATTTATGGATTCTCACCTATCTATGCAGTGTGGAGTAAGGCTATGGCTTTATCACATATGGATGAATATATCAGAAAATACTTTGACAAGATGAGACCACCAAGAGGACTACTTGTAGTTGCCTCTCGTAACTATGAGACATTCAGAAAGTCATGGGATGCACTTGAACAGAAAGCAATCGAAGATCCATACATGATACATCCACTTATGGTAGAATCTGATAAAGGTGGACAGAACATGGCACAGTGGTTAGACTTTACTGGAACATTACAAGAGTTACAATTTATAGAAATTAGAAAAGAACTAAGACAAATCATTGGAGCTGTCTATGGTGTGTTACCATTATACTATGGAGAGATGGTAGGTGGATGGAGTCAAGAAGGATTGCAAGTAACCATCACTAACAGAGCTGTCAAATGGGGACAGGACATTCTATACAAATCATTCTTTAAAAGATTTACAGAACTCATGGGTGTAGACGATTGGGATCTCAGACTTGAAGCAGGAGAAGAGAACGACAAACTCTCAGAACTTCAAAGAGATGGAGTAGAGATTGAAAACATGGCAATGTTACAACAGATGGGATTTAAAGTAGAGAGAACTGCAGAAGGAGAGTTCAAGACATCACAAATTCCAGAACCTATTGATGAAATGCAAATGGGTAGAGGTAGAGGTACTGCAGCACCAGTTGAACTAAGACAAAACTTTTCTGGACAACCAATGCAAACTCGTCCATCTGATATGGGTGGAGTATCACAAGGATCTCCAAGTTCAGGAGATGGAACTTCTCTCTCTCAGAAGAATTTCCAAACAGGTATTACACCAGACAACTTTGATGTGGTAAAGAAAACATTACAATCAGCAATAGACTTTAACTGGAACAAGACTAAAACAGTTGAACAGTTAAGAAAATCTACAAGAATGACAATAAGGGAATGTCGCAACATAGTAAAGAATGAGTTTGCAGATGTTAAAAGGTGGGAAGATGACGAAGAGTTTTCATAAATGCGATGACGAGTCATGTTCAGTGCACAAAGCACTGACTGATGATGTTAAAAAGAAACTTGCATTAAAAAAACAAAAACCTAAAGTTAAAAAAACAAAAACCCCAATAATAACAGATGTGTATAGTGCAGACTATTCAGTAATTGATGAGACTATAGAGAATATTAAAATTACAAGTAGAAAGATTTGTCAAGACCCATATTCATCCAATAACGTTTACATGATACTTCAAGAGGCATTAAAGAAAGTTATATTAGCAGACAAATAATGGCTACTAAACTTGACCTGAACTCAGGTGGAACAGATATTGGTAATAAAATTATTGAGATCCATCAAAGGAATGAATATACAGCAGTAAACAACTACAAGGAAGGTCTTTGTTTCGGATGTTTTGGTTCTAATGTAGTAGGTGCTTTGGTTGCTGATATATGTGGAGACTGTGCTGGAAAGAAGGGAAGAGAACCGTTATTAGTATCAATCAAACCTATCTATTATGGAATGTGTCATTTTTGTGGAATATACAAGTTTAACATGGAGCAGATAAACTGCAGATTATGTTTTAAATGTCATAGAAGAACTGCAAACCACATGAAAGATTATAATAAGAAAGGTGGGATGCACGGTGCTGATCCGTTCTGGAAATCAATGAGAAGAAAACACGGAAAGGATTGGAAGCAGATAATGTCTAATGGTACAAAGTCTTGGAGACAGTAATATTAATCATTCTTTAATATAAATATTATTCTATCCATTTCAAAGTCATAATATCTGTGATCATAATCAATTATCTTATTCTCGTTTCTAAACACTGCATCCAAGTATCTGTCAACCTTCCATCTCAATAATGGTTTTCTAAGGAATCTTGGATTGAACTCCAGTTGCATTTTCTTTCTGTTGAATTTTATTTTCTCATATTTTATTAGTTCAGTACCTTTATTTTCATGTTCACCCAAAGTACCATTCCTAAAATGTACTAGAGATTTTTGTGTGAACGGTCTTTCCTTTTGATCGTTTGTGTTGGTAACGATATACAGCTTACTCTTATCTTGTACATACATGTCAATTATTTTTATTCTTCTCATTTTATCTTTTGTATAACCTTTATAGAACCAATCAAACGTCTTCATGTCATCAAAGATATATATTGCTGAAGCCATGTAACAAATAAGTAATCCTTATTAATAAACAAAGCGTTGTCTTAATATGACTGAAGATAACCTATGTGTTTGTGGAGGTAAAAAATACAAGTATGTTGGTTTTAAAATGGCATTAGAATTATGTTATAAATGTGGAAAATTTGATTGTAAAACAGCAATTAAAGATGATGATTTTATAAGTTTTATAGAACATAATGCAGAACTTATACCTCACCTTATAGAATCTGGTTATTTGATAAAAGTATAATAAAAATATATAAGTAAGTTTATATATTGATCTATATGGAGATGTTTACATCTGTATTTGAACCTTTAATAGTAGCTTCAATATTAATTGTGGGTGGAGGTTTGTTTACATTTTTTAGAAAAATGAGTAAAACACAGAGAGAACTATGTGAAACAGTTCAACAATTACGAAGAACACTTATTATTTTGGCAAAAGCTGTTGATAGGCAGTCAAACAGATTACATCCAGATGAAAGTCTGGAATCAGATTTAGATGATCTAGTCAAGGAATTATTAAGGGAAAATAAGTAACCTTATATACAATCAGGTTAGAAAAATATTATGGTCGACCCATTATTAGTAGTAGTAGCAGCAACAGTAGCAGGTGCAGTATTAAACACCGTAAGAGGATTTCTAGGTTCTGAAGAACCTTATGACATCAAAAAATTCTTTGGTGCAGTGATTGTCTCTGGTTTTGCTGGTTTGGCTATTGCACAAACTATAGGTCTGTCAGGATTAGATCCATTAGGTCTAGCATTGATAGGTCTTACAGCAGGTTTCACAGTAGACTATGCTGTATCAAAAGCAAAGAAAGTTGCAAGTTAATCTGCAATTTTTACCTTTTTATCTTTTTTTTCACCATAATAATCTTTATTAGTGATATAGTATGTTTTTATATATGGGAGAGATAATTCAATTCAACCAACTTACAACTTCTTTAAAGAGTATGGAAACAATAGACTCTGACGAGAGATATTTTGAGGGATTACTCACTGTGCAAATGAAGGACAAACAAGGAGAAGTCACGATTGTTGATGAATTATACAAAGTGTTACCAATCTGGATGGATAGAGGTGCTCCAATATCTGACACTCACAGTAATAGAATCATAGGAAAAGGTATCAATTATTCTAAAACTATGGTTAAAAATGAACATGGTGATGACTTGCCAGCAATTAAAATTACAGGTAAAATTTTTAAGAATTATGAATTAGATAACGTTATTTGGGATAAGATAAAAAGTAAAGAGTATAGAGGATTATCATTCGGTGGGGCAACTCGTTCTAATAGAACACCAATGAAGATGAAAGATGGTTCAATGGCATATGCATTATCCAATCTGGAACACTATGAGGTTGCAGTGTGTAAAGATCCAGCAGTTCCAATGGCTGTAATTACAGATTACAACCCTATTGCAAAGGCTACTTTTAATTCAGAGGTAAGAGATGACGGTAAAATGATTATTAGATGTACACAAATGGGATGCTTTGTAGAAAAATCTGATGTTGAACATGGAATGTATGGTAATGTAAATACAGACACACCTTTTGATGCAACTGAGGACTATGAAGAGGATAAGAGAGAAGGAGACAGGGAACAACAACAAATTGAAAAAGTAAGAGGTGATTTCTGTCCTAATTGTGGAAAAGATAAAAAAAGGGAAATGGGTGACATGGTATCTATGGGAGGAGCATGTCCTAATTGTGGTCATGGTTTTAAAGGAATTAAAAAAGCAGACCTAAACGAGTCACAAACATTCCAACAAAAAGTTGATGCATTAATAGCTGAAGGTAAATCAGAAGAATCAGCAAAGAAAATTGTAGGTTCATTTGTACATAAAGATGAAGTTGATAAATCAGGTGCTCAGACAGAGGCAGGTAATAATCAGTTAGGAGGTCAAGGTGCTACAGAAGATGACCCTAAGAAGAGAAAAGAGGAAGATGAAGAAAAAGAAGATGATGAAGTTAAAGGTAGAGATCATTCAGATGCAGGTGGAGATATACACTCTATGTATAATCAAAACGTAGGAAGAGAATCATCATCAGGACGTAAGTTGAAAGGTAGTACAACTGCAAGTCAAGGTGGTGGGGGTATAAGAGAACACAGTTCTGGGACATATATTCAAGGAAGTGGAGAAACTAATGATATCAATCCTACACAAAAGAGACCTGAAAGGAACGAAGAGAAATTAGTATCAAATATTAAAGTGGTTAAAAATATTAATAACTCACTTGTAAAACACGCACAAACACAACAACTAAAGAAGATTAAAAATGACCTTGGTGATGCTAGAGGTTGTACCGAGCACAAGCATATATAATATAAACGTTTACATAATCTTTATAAAGTCTTATATATTATAATCTGTAATAACATGACTATCGAAGAAATCGCAAAAAGCGACGACAAGAGTGAAGACGAACAAGATGAAAAGAAAGATGCTAAAAAATCTTTTGATGAAACCTTAATCGAAACACTCTCTACTTTGACAGAACACGTTAAAGCACAATCAGAATCATTGGCAGCACTTGATGATAGAGTTTCAAAAGCTCTTGAAGTGAAACCAGAGACTCAACTGGAAGTCAAACCAAAAGACTCAGATAATGAGGATATTGGTGCAGACGTTAAAGTCCCAGACACACTACAATCAAACTCTATCCAAGCAGGATTAGATGATGATCAAAGTGGTGAAAAGAAACCAGAATCAGACCCAGAAGAACTTGTTATGCAAGAGAAATCTGAGAAAACTAATTTTGATTTCACAACTGAGACTCCAAGACCAGCAGCTTCTATTGAAACTATAAACAAATCAGGTCAAACTGAATTGAATATGGTTCTAAAAGATGCAAGAGAACAAGGTTTCGACAGTTTATCTGTCGTAGCACAAAAGATTTTGAAAGGTGATTACTACACTCCTACACAAGAGGAGGCATGGTTCTAATGGTTCAAATAAGAACTATTGACGAACTAGAGGCACTCTATTATGGACAGAATAGAAACCTTATTAGAAAAGCAGATGCTCCAGTGGTTACATCAACAGCAGGCGTTTTCAACGCTATTTTTGGTGCATACGCATGGGCACAACTCAACTTAGAAGCAAATGCTTTTGGTATCTTACCAAAAGTTCCTTGGGACAAATCTGGTTGGAGGGCAATAACTGCCAAACCAACCTTGAATACGAACCAAGGTAACACAACTCTAGGTGGTACTGCTGAAGGTGGAAACATTGCTGATACCGTAAAGCCAACTTTACAAGAGATCGACGTTAGACCAAAAACTGCTCAGTTGCCATTCAGTGCATCTGAAGTTATGGAATGGCTCGCAACTCACAGTAAAGACGATATTTGGGGAGGCTTAGGCTCACTCAGATTATACATGGCAGTACAGCATAAAGAATTCATGAATAGAATGTTGCTCGCAGATGTTGAAACAGAAGCAGCAGGGGCAAGTGCAAACAACGCAGGTACAACCAACTTTGAATCTCTCGACAGAATCATTTCAAGTGATGCTGAAGAAGATGCATTAGGTGGTACTTATGATGGTATGTACGATCCTTGGGCAGCAAATGCAACTATTGACAGAGATGGCAATAGTGGTACTTTTGACTGTACTGTAGAATCAGCATCAGGTACAATAGGAACAGATGGTGTTCTTACCGATGATACACTACGAACTTTCCTTAGAAAGATCCGTATTGCAGCAGGTAAAGATCCAAACGTATTCCTAGGTTCCCACGAAGTTTACTCCGAGATACAAGGCTTATACATGCCTTCAGTCCGTATTCCAAACCCTTACGGTGAAGCATTAGTACAAGTCGATGTAAACGGTATCCAAACATTCAAAGGAACTGGAGTCGGAATTCACGTAGATTCTATCTATGGTATCCCATTCATCCCATCCAAAGATGCCCCATCAGGTGGTGGCAACGAGGTAGGAAGACTATTTGCATTAGATACTTCTGATGCAGAAGGTTACGGATATCCGAGAATTGGAAT